TGTCCAAGGGCTATAATCCAGCCAGCGTCGCTCAAGGCGTCGCGTCGACCACCATTGGATTAAACGCCCAGTTTCAGTATTTGACCAGAGTTATGTGCTTGATCACCGAGAAGTCAATGAGGAATGATAACATGGTAAAGTGCTTCACTATGCTAGGCAAATCCCAAGAGGAATTCATGCAGCGCGTGTATGACGCCACAGCAGAACTCGGCATGGGATGTATCGACGGCAACTCCGATATGTCCGGTGCAGACTCGGGCACTACCCAGCCAATCATTTATATGTTTAAGTCATTCTGGACTAGACTAGGCATCAATCCCGTGTTGTTGGACCAAGTTATAGACTCAGTCAACGGGATACGCTGCTCAGGAAAAGGTATCGCGTACGACAAAGAATTTCAGACTCTGTCAGGCTTCTTGCTGACAATCAGCTTCAACCAGGTTGCGCAATTGGTCCTGGGCAATTATATTCTTGACGGTGTAGGCCCCCTGGTTTGCGCTCAATCCGGAGATGACTTCTTCAAGAGGCAGGCACAATTACACATAAATGAAAGAAGGTTGCAGTTCGTGCAAACGATCAGTAACTACCGGTTCACATTCATTCTGGACGACGCATTTGACTTCTGCGGTATGGTCTATTACAATGGAGCAATGGCATTGAATCTCGTAATGAAGCTGTGGAGGGTGCTGTCCAAGGACTTACGTGACGAGGCCCATTGCAAGGAGTATCAGGAGTCGTTGAAAGAGTACATGAGGCTTGTGCGCAAAGTGGGCATTCGCGAATGCATCGAGGCAACCAGGAATATTTACGCGTCATGGATAGATGTTATGAAGGAGGGCGAGGTTGAGGCGTGCTACTACCTCCTCTGGGCGTTTGTCAATGCGTCCTGGGATGATATCAAAACGAGAGTGACAAGGAGGGTATGGGACCTTCCCGCACTCGTTGGTACTCATTTGCCAGAACAAGCAGAATTGTATATAACTGCAGAAGAAGTGGTTTACAAACCACAATAGTTAGTGCTGTATTAAGCACTGTTTCTACCGTATTTTAGGTTTAAAAAAC